GGCTGCAGTAACAGCTGTTGAGACTACCGCCCCGCTCTCCGAGGTGTCGATTGCCAGGGTATTGACGTTATCCGGATCCGCATGGTTGGCAAGCGGGGCAGTCAATACGCCTTGCTGTGAGGGAGTATTGACTACTCCAATCCAACCGAAGTTGACATTGTCCGCGGAGATGTAGACATTGGCTCCTCCCCAATTGGGGCCTCCGCTCAAACCGATCCATACCTCGGGCTGTCCATTTGTGACAACCGGGCTTGGTTCGATAATGGCAGGAGGGTTCACATTCCCAGGATCCGCAAGCACTTCGGGCGGAGGAGTAGACTCGGAAGGCTGGCTAGTGAAGGCCGCTGCTCGACCCGCCCCCAAAGGAAACTCCTCTGCCGTGAGGGACAGGATGTCATCACTGTCCTCCTCAACAGTCAGGATACGCACAGGGAACCTTGACAGGCCAATCCCATCCTGTGTGAGGGTTACCAGATCCCCAGGCTCTAGAAGCACGTACGCGTACGAGAGCTTGAACGAGTAGTTGTTGCGGATGTAGACCGCACGCTGCTTGATCAGCTCCGCCATGATGTTGGCGACGCCGGGATCGCAGATCTCGTTGGCCTGAATAATCTGCGACTGCAACTGCCCGTACAGGTCTAGCGAGACCTGATCCTCGGCACGGATAGGTGTGTTATTGTAGGAGTTGGGCCTACTGAGGATGTCCAGCTCAACGATATTGTACCCATCGGTTGGATCTGTCCTGTTGACCGTCAACGGCTCATCAGAAGAGGTCGCCTGGACGAAGTCGTCAGGCCCGAGATCGAACAGGGGGGTAACATTGGCAAGGAACGTGGTAGTGTTGGCGATGATATTGACATCACCCAGAGGGACGAACTTAATCTGGTCGCCTGACCAGAAGATGAAGGAGTTGGACAGCTGAGCCCAGCGGGTGATTATGGAAGTCGCCTGCTCCTGCGAGTTCAGATAGGGAGAAGCCCACAAGCTCTGGGCTTGGCAGTAGTTCTTGTAGTTAGCCCAGCTCGTCGCATCGATGTACGTTGCGTTGGGATCAATCCCATACTGAGGATTGGTGATGAAATCCTGGATGATGTCAGCAAAGTTCGCATCCGGCAGATGGGATGGCGCAAAGTTCTGGGAGCCTGAGAGGTAGCCATCTACCTCGAAGTTGTGCTGCGGTACAGTCGGAGATGAGCCCAGATCGTACAGGCTGGAGAACAGATAGGCAGTGCGAGCATAGGACTCTGCATGGGAAGGGAAGTTGCTCGACATCCAGGCAGGAGGAGTCTGGACAGCCGTACCCGTGAAGAGCGTCAGGTTGAGGGCTGCAAGGGTGGTGGTTGTCTGATCGGACCAGACAGTTGTCACATCCTGGATCGGGCCCTCGCACAGGCTCAGAATCAGGGCTGTCGAGTACTTGTAGGAGGATGCTCCTCCCTTGCCGCCACCACCACCCTTGCCTCCCTTGCCTCCCGACTTCACAGGAGTGGCAATGAAGTTCACGGCATCAATGATGTTGGTGCCTGCTCTGAAGCGGCCCCAGCCAATGGGTATGCAGAGGCCTTGAGAGCTAGTCTGGATATTCAGCCCAGTGTACTTGGTAACCTGGGTATTGGAGCCCTTGCCGCCTCCGAATATGCCGGCCATCAGACGGACCCCCCAGCAATCTGCCGGATCTTGGCCCACACATCGAAGAACTTCCGGGGCCTCAAGGTCATGGTCTTCCCGAGGTATCTTACCCAAGCCTCATTCAGATCGGCCTGAGAACACTTGCCGTCTGCTGCCCAGGCATGAACCATCTGGGTCTCGTTGACCAAGACGCCTGAATGGGAGAAGCATCTGCCGAACTTGAACAGGACTACATCTCCGGCTTTAGGCTGCTCAACCTCCAGAGCGCACTTGTCCATCCAATGAAGATACCGCTCCTCATCGTTATTCATGTGCCAGTTTGGTGGGTATGGCCGAGGATCGAAAGGCTGTACCGTTCCGGAATCCACCCAAGCACGCACCAGCAGCATCGAGCAGTCAATCCCCGCTCCCAGAATGTCAGCCTGCTGCCGATATGGAGTACCGATCCATTTCTGGGCCTCCTGGATAACCTTCAGCCTCAGGTCGGCCTCTCGCTCAGGAGTAAGAGGCAGACAGGCGGCCAGAGGGATTGGATCGGTAGGGATGCCGAATTCTTGACTGCTCACAGCCCTGTCTCCGCAGGCGGGATATTCTTGAACCCTCGGAAGTTCTGCTGGTTGCTGAAGAAGGCGCAGCCCTGACCTCCGTCGCGAGTCTTGTCACAGCCAAAGGTAACATTCATGGTATCCCCAGCAACAGGAGTGCTGAAGAGAGGATATGCCATGGAGAACGAAGTCCCATCGGACGACGAGATAGTCCGCCGCTGGCCGTTAGAGCTGCCGCTGGTGAAGGTTACATAGCCCTTGGTATAGTTCACCGCATTGGCAGGTGACGTGCCCCAGACAATGGTGTTGGTATCAGAGCCTACGCCAACAGTGTTGGCCGAGGTAAATGACACCCTGTTCAGTGTGCAGCCTGCGTCATACAGCGCATGAATACAGCCGAGCTCATATCTGTTCCGTGGCATGAATTGCTCCATCAGGACATTGGACCCTTTGAAGGTGATCTTGGCTCCCCGCGCCGTAAGCTCCACAGGGCCAGCGCGTCCGCCAAATAGCGTAACCAAGCCTAATGAGGTATCGCCTAGTGCAGGCATGAATGCTCTCTGCAGTAGGAGGTTACAGCCGTCGAACAGCCCTTGATGGATGAGCAGCTTGATGTTCTGCCCGTTGTAGTCCTCCCCATTGGAGAACAGGTTGACCTCCAAGGTAGGGACCTCGATCGTGTTCTTGACTGACCATTTGGAGCGTTGTACTAGTGGCCCAACAGCCACCCACTCCAGAAGGCCATAGATAACCGGGTAGTCAAAGCTCGTCACCAGAAGCTGACTGCCTCCCTGGAACGTGAACGTGAATAGGTCAGCCTTCAGATAGGGCTGCTTACTCAGCAGGAAGGAGACCAGTGCAGGGCTGGCAGTTCGCATCTACGCCCCCTTCAACGACCGGAGAGTCACCTTCTTCGTCAGCCATATCTGGTTGACGAACTTCTCGAAGTCATACTGGTCATCCTTGAACCTGACGTAGAAGTAGTACGACATGTCTACAGTGACGGTGACCCCTGCAGTGGGAGTCGAATGCATCCGCAGAAGCTGATTGTACGGATCGGTAGTCACTACGTCATAGGTCGAGGGGTCAATCGGGACGCCGTCGAAATATACCGTGAAGGGCTTCGTGAGGTTTACGAACCCTACAGGTTCAAAGGGAGTCTCGGACACGATCGAGGGGGAGACTGTACCCCAGCCAAAGTTGCGGCAGAGCTGCCAGGTATTGGTCGTCCCATCGGTAACTGCAATACCCTGACCTACGATTGCGTGATCGTCAGGATCTGTGAACAGGAAGCCGAACAGTCCTCCATGCGATGCCAGGAAGAAGCCCATAAGGGTCTTCAGATCCGTAGCAGTGGTACCGTTCGCCTGCATATCAGGCAGGTAGTCGTACGAAAGATCCCACTCCCAGATATTGTTCTGAGCGTAGCCTATGCGAGCCTCACGTAGGCTAGTGGCTTCACTGACCCCGGTCTTGAAGATAGGCCGCTTGAAGACGCTGTAGCCCAGGCCGATCAGGTCAGGATAAACTAGTGCCACAGGACCATCTCCTGGTGGTGGAGGCCCTGGTGGAGGAGGAATAGGCACCAGGAGGTTGAGGATAAGTATTTCAAGAACAAGCTGAGAGCACCGGAGGGTCTGAAGGAATCCAAGAACCTCGGTAACAATCTGTGACACCCGAGCAGTACTCGTGTCGACAGCCGCCACTTCCGTGACCAGCTGAGTAACCCGGATAAAAGACACATCGACAGCCGTAGCCTCAACCACGATCTGCGAGACACGGATGAACGAAACATCGACACCTAGGATCTCCGCTACGATTTGGGAGGCGTTCTCAGCCATTAGACGGTGATGTCTTTGTAGCCAACCTTGATGCTGTTGACTGCTGTGGTTGTCCAGGCGGCTCCCGAATTAGGATCCGTCAGGTAGAGATCGGTGAAGTACGCATAGTTGTTGCCTGCTGACTGCAACGTACCGTAGACTTCGGTCACCCCGGAGATGACGGCTTGCTGGAACGTGACAGTCGATGCATTGGTCTTACGGTAAGCTCCTGTTGCCTGCACACCGATGACGTGGTTGATTGTGGCCGGAAGAGCTCCATAGTTGAAGGTATCCTCCTGGCCAGGAGTGGTGGTGGAGTTGTACGTCGTATCCCCGTCAAAGGCTACCTCGCTGATCTCCTGCCAGTTAGTGCCTGCCAGAGGCGTCCACTGTACCGAATTGTTGCCTACAGCAAACAGGGTAACGACTCGGAGATCGCCGGCA